GAATCCCGCCCCGTTATTACGGTGAATAAGGTGGACAATTATTGCCGCCAAGTAGCCAATCAACAACGTCAACAACGCCCCCGAATCAAATCCAAGCAAATCTTGCCCACATGAGCAATTGAACGTGTAAGGTTGTCGTAATAGTCAAAGTTTGTTAAGTCAACTTGTTGTTGTTGACCATTCAATGCTTTGCCCGAAATGTTGCCTTGACCAAGTTGTGCGGGGTCAAACACGCCCATGATCGCTTTAATGTCGTTGTCCACGCCCATAGCGGCAGCCATGATGCCCGCCTGTGGAGGCTCGGGCTGAAGTCGCACGGGTGCGGGTGCGGGGCGACCATCAATGTCGGTTTGTTTGTAACGTAGTAGTGGGAATGACTTGATGTTGGCATTTGCCCAATCGTTCTCATGACCTTCGTCTTGACCCTCGGCAAGCAACCATTTGGCTTTAGGGGCAAGCGCCACGCCTTCTGTAATGGAAGTCTGCCAAAAGTTATACATCCTTTGTGGGTCTTTGGCATAGCGAATCATGCCAAACTTCTTGCGTTTGTCACCAATGACAATGTGTCTCCCATATACGGGGACAATTGGGATATATTTGCCCGCCCAATCACGTTCTTCCAAGATTTCAACCGCAGTCATCTTGCAATATTTGATGGTTTTCTTGAATGAATCACGGGTGTCAACCACTTCAATACCGTAAGCAGCTAAACGTGTAAAGAAGTCTTTGTCATCAGCAAATGTTGCCGTGCCATCGCTCAATAAGTAAAGTTTTGCCTTTTCTCTTACCGTGTAGTAATACTCGGCAAGGCGAATATCCTCTTTGGTAATCCACTCGGATTGTGAGTCGCCCGTTCCACGTTGGGTGAAACTTGTGCCACCGTCATCAGCGTCAGGGTATAGCTTGCGGAATTCGCTCTTGAGCATCATTGTGGTGATCAAGCAACGGTCAGCGTCAGAGCCATCAGGGGCTACCGAGTTAGGGTCAAAGTACACCGTGAATGGGTTATCCACGGGGTCAATGTAAATTTCCTGATCAAACGAATCCTCTGAAATGTAGTCTGTGCGAACACGCATATAGCCCCAACCCATGCGGACTGCGTATTCAAACGCATTGTCATAGGCGTGATCAGCGTTGGAATTGACCTCAATGTGGCGAATAATTCCGCTAATGGTCTGTGCGTCCACCATATCCTCATGCGTGTTAGTAGCATGAACTTTGATTCGGGGGCGTTGTTGACGTTGTTGATTGGCTACTTGGCGGCAATAATTGTCCACCTTATTCACCGTAATAACGGGGCGGGATTCAAGATTGCGTGAGTTTTGCAGTTCAACAGGCCATTGATCACCACCGCCAAACTTCAAATCCTCCAACGCTTCTTGACGATTCATTGTGTCTGCGTCATTGGCAAACTTTAAAAAGTCAATTGCTTCTTGAATTCGTGAGTCGTAATCATCAGCCATGATGTTGCCCTAAGTGATTTGGAGTCATTTTAACTCATCCATGAGTGTTGGCTACCATAATTTGCGGTTGGTCTTGGCTTTCTTCGCTCTCTAGGCTCATTGACCATTAGACCAATATACCTGAACGCATCAGCGCCATGTGAATAATTGTCGTGCAAAGGCGTTCTACTAAATTGCTTGGTATCAGGGTCAACATCGTAACGGTAATGGCGTAAGCATTGCAAGCCTTCGTGACAATTCTCACGGTCAAACCAACAATTGACAAAGATTGTCCTAGCCGCATTGATCGAGTCAAGAATGGGCGTTTTGGGGATAATCTTGGTCTTGTAGCCCGCAGCCCTTACGATTTCCTCAATGCTTCTACCATTAGCCGCCAAGGTTTTGTTTTCGGCATCATGGGGAAGCCATAGCGTGTCATACATATAACCAAAGGTCTGCATCTTGGCTAGGTAGTCGCTCATGGTCTGCTGATTGCCCTCAATGTAGCGAATCAGGCGGGTTTCCATGCCTATGAACTGTAAGAACCAGATTGCCGTTGCGTCTGACCACCCAAGGTCAAAGATGGCGTGTACGGGCTTAGTTGCGTCATAGTTCACTTTGGTAATACGCCCGTCTAACTCTGCCATTTGCATTTCTTTGGCAAAGATAGCCCCATCTACGGTTTGTCGGCATAAGCCTTCCCAAACCACGTTGTAAGCCTGTGGATCACGGTGTTTAAGCGCATCCTTTTCTAGCTTGAGGGTATCGGGAAACCACGGGTTGTCCGACCAATTGACCTTTTGGACTATGCAATCTTGTGGCGGGTTTAAAACAAACCTTTGGTAAGTTTCGTCGGTTTCCAACTCGGGGTTAAAAGTTACCCATATTTCCGAGCCTTCTTTGCGAATGGTAGGAATCAGCACGTTCCACGACATACGGCTAGTTGTCTGTGCTTCCTCAACCCAGCACACATCAACGCCTTCATAGGACTTGACATTTGCCACGTTGTTCTTCAGGCCGACAAAGCTAAATTCTGTGCCGTTCTTTGCCCTGATTGAAGCCTGGGTGATTTCATAGAACCCAAGCAGCCCTAATGCCTCAATCTGATCGCACAGCAGCTTGTGGACTGAATCTTTAATAGATGTTTGGAATTCACGGGCGCAAAGCACTCTGATCGGGGCTTGAGCGCCTTTAATCAGCAAAGCCCTAGCAACCCCCCATGACTTAGCGCCACCGCGTCCACCGTAAAGAACTTTGTACCGTGATGGCTTAAACAGGCACTCTAGCTTGAGTGGGAACTCAGCCTTTGCTATGGCTTGGGTGACTTCACTCATTAGGCTTTACAAAGCTGACCTGAATGCCTGTCATTAAAGGTGCGCCATTCTCGCCCGTTAGTTCTTGCCGCACAGTTTCAGACCAACGCATTTGGCTCTTTGTCCACCAGATCAGGCTTGTCGTATCCCCCGCAACGGCTTTTTGGTAAAGCGTTCGTGCTATCTGCCCGTTGGCTTTGGCCTTACCCGTGTCCAGTTCGGTGCGGTAATACTTACGCAGGGTCTTGTCATCGATGCCCACCAAAATGGCTATTTGCTCATGAGGCAAGCCTAATCCGCTAGTGCTTTCGACCAGCTTTTTGGTTTCATCGGTTGGCACATGGGCCTCTTGTGGAATGACTGGCATCTTTTATAAAGGGGAACTCGTTATTATTTAAGCAATTTCGGTTACTTCTGTCAACAGTACGGCTTTTTTGCCTGTGAAATCTTCCCACCGCTTTAGTATGACATCACAGTATTTTGGGTCTAATTCCATCAGCCTAGCATTGCGGTTTTGCTTCTCGCAAGCAATTAAAGTGCTGCCCGATCCACCAAACAAATCCAAAACTATTGCTTTAGATTGTGTTGTTTTATCCAACGCTTCCTCTGCCAACGCTACTGGCTTTTGGGTTGGATGAACATATTTCATTGAACTGTCTTTGTTTATCTTCCAAACAGAGCCAATTCGTTTTCCTTGTAATTCAACGCCACGATTCCAAACCAATGCAACCTCATAATCGCTGATAAATGTCTTTTTGAGATCTCCTATGCCACCGCCTGGCTTGTGCCAAATAACAATGTTGTTGGGGTAGCCAAATGATTCAAATTGGTCAATCCATGTGTTTTGAACTTTCCAACTTGTCCAAACAAACATCCATCCTGATGAAAATACCTCAATGATTGGCGCAATATCCAAAAACTTATCATCATTTGCCAATACATCAAACTTAGCTGATTTTGTTCTGCGATTTGATTGGTATTCAACGCCATAGGGCGGGTCAGTAAATACCATGTCGGCTTTCTGCCCATCCATTAACTTATCCACAGCATCAATGCTTGTGGAGTCGCCACACATCAATCTATGGTTGCCAAGTTGGTAAATGTCGCCTAACTTGGTTATTGGCTCTTCAGGTAACGGGGGGGCGGCATCCTCGTCTGTCAGCCCTTCAACAACTTCAGGCTCAAGCAAGGCGTTCAATTCTTTAGCGTCAAAGCCCAATATGTCCAAAGCAAACCCGTCAGCCAACAAGTCGTTTAACTCAATTGTCAGCATTTCGTTGTCCCACCCTGCGTTGAGTGCCAGGCGGTTATCGGCAATGATGTATGCCTTGCGTTGGGTTTCTGTTAGGTCTTTTAACTCAATCGTAGGCACTTCCTTAAACTTCAGCTTGCGGGCTGCCATGACCCGTCCATGTCCCGCAATGATGCCGTTATCACCGTCAATTAAGACAGGATTAGTCCAACCAAACTCTTTGATGCTTGCCGCTATTTGGGCAATCTGATCTTCCGAATGGGTGCGGCTGTTCTTGACATAAGGAATTAAATCCTCAATCTTGCGTTGGACTATTTGCATCTTTTTCCAGTTGTCTTAACCATGCCTCATTCTCGGCAATAGCGCCCGATATGGCATGAAAGTTAGCCAACATTTGTTCTTTTTGCTTTTCAAGGTCAGCAATACGGGCTTTGACTTGCTCTTGCATTAGCAGTTCCAGTTCTTGAGTGATGCCTTGGCACGTTCGGCAGGGCCTTTAGAGTTCTTTACCACGCCTTCCATTCGGGCGCAAAAACTTGCCTTGCGTCCCTCATCCTTCTTTGTCTTGGGATTTGGGGCGGGCGGTTTAAGGTTTGAATTGTTCTTGGCGTTGTACTCGGCACGACCCTTGGCGGTCATTCCCGCACCCTTTTCGGTAGGGTTGTAGGTCTTGTCCTTGCCCGTTGTCTTGTGCGGAATGGGTTTGTCGTGCTTTGCCATGATTATTTCTTTGCCGTTTTAGCGGATTGCTTGAAAGCAGCGGCAGTGGGTGCGCCCTTTGAACCAACGGCTCTCATGCGCTCTACGGGCTTGCCCTCGGCTTTTTGTTGCTTAATGCGTTCTTGTTTAGCGTGAATATTGGCATAAAGGCCAGGCTTACTTGCCATGATCATTCCTCCATTACAAAACAAACATCTTGCCAACTCATCTTAAGTAAGCGCTCGTCATTGTGCTTGATTTCTTCAAACTTTAGGTATTCGTCTTTGTATTCTTTGGCAAATGTGCCAAAAGTAATACGGTCACCAATGTTTAAACCCTCGGCTTGGGCATCAGGGCCAACCGCAACCACAGTTCCACGGCTATCAACTTCCGCAGATTGGATATAGAGGGTGTCGCTCACAAGGCGCTTTTCGGGGCGCACAAGTATTTTGTCTCTCAAAGGTTGCAAGTTCATTTTGCATCCTTTGCGGGGCGACCACGCTTCTTGGGAGAAAAAGCACCCGCCTCTAGGACGGGTGTAACATCCTCCGTTGGGACGATGGCAACTAACTCAAATTCACCGCACCACTCGGTGTAGTGGCGGTTTTGGTAAGTGGGGTAACGCCTACATTGCCCCATTTGACCTATGTCATTGAAGTAAACACAAGCCTTACAATTCAGACCAGACATTTCAAATCCTTATCATTTGTGATGTTTAGAAGCCCACTCAGTCGTGCATGACTGTTTGGGTTTCGCTTTTTAGCGGTACTCTGCTTTTGTTTTAGTGTAGCAAATACCGTCGGTTTTGCCCGTATTAAATTGCTTGTCAGCACCCATCTTATCTTCCTTACCCATAGCAACGCCACCACGCATTTTTTCCATGCGTTCGCCCGTGCGGTCGGAAGATGCAGCGCCCTTTGGGGGTGTTGCGCCCGTTGTGCTTTTAGCCATTGTTGTATCAGCTTTTCCCATGATTTTTCCTTGCAAAGAATTTATGGTTTTGACTTTATGTCCAATATGGCACAATGTCAACCACCATTTTAACAGGATTTGTCATGGCTACAAACTTTGTCATCACCGCTTCTAAAACAAAAACTCCAAAAGAGCCTATGCACTACGAAAAGGTTTCCGAGCATCGTGCGGAAATGTCTCGCATCAAAGCCGTAGAGCAAGAACTAAAGCGCCATGAGGCTCAAGGCTTAGACAAGGCTCACAAGGGTAAGTAAGGCTTTGGCACTTCGGTAGGCCAACGCTCACCAAGTGCCTCAATCGTTGCGGTGTGGGCTTTTAACCACATTTCTTTGCGCTCATCTTTGGATAGATGCGCCCCTTGGTCTATTTCGTAATGGCATTTAAGGCACAAAGCGGCTACTAGGTTGTCATCAGCTTTGATGCCCTTACCCTTGCCCCCACCCCAATTGCTATGAGCCGCCTGAACGCCATTGTCCATGCCACAACTTTGACAAGAGAGAGCCGCCACTAGCTTTAGGAGTTTCTGACTCCTCACATATTGGTGTTTCAGATATTGCATATTCTTTGGTATAAAACTTGTGGTTGTTGGCACATTGGCGCTTTCGGCTGACAAATTCGGGGTTTGATCGGGTGTCTAAAACTTTAAGTTGTTCGGACTCGCAACGGGGACACTTCATGCTTATATTCCCTTTTCTGCCATCCAACATAAAAGCCATTCAATAAACTCCGAGCCTTCTTCTTTGGTGAATTTGTGGCTTTGTAGTCCTAATTGAACTACCCTTTGCCCGTCTAGGCTTGGGGCTATCTTGCCAATCTTGCGGTTTGTCTCATGCGCCCATTGGTCAATCAAAAGGCGCTTCCAATCGTCCGCTGACCACGTTGACCCAACCACCTTCATGGCCTTATAAACCTTGTCAATCAAGGCGTGAAACATATCGTTTTGGTCTGTGCTTCGAGTGGCTTTTTTGACCTCAAGGCGCAATTGCTTGCCCGCTTGCAAGGTTTCTTTGATCTTAGGCCATAAGTCTTTCAAAATGGTGTGGGCTTGTTGGCTATTGTGTAGGGTGAAAATCATGCTTGCCTCACCATAACTTCAACCTTTGCCACTTCACCGTAAACCTTTGTGGCGTGAATGGATGTGATTTGCGAATCCGATAAAAAAACAATTTTGTCCATGCCATCGCATATTGCTTTGACCACGTTATCCAAATCGGGCTTTTTGGTGTGTTTCTCAACATCGCTTAAACAAGCCTCTGTGCGTTTTTTTGAGTACGATGCGGGAACGGGAAAGGTAACGTAAATAAACGCCTCTAATGCCCCTTCTAAGGCTTTTGAAGCACCCATTGCCGCCTTTGCCATCATCCCAACCTCGGTTTCATAGGTTTTTGTCTTTTCGGGGGTGTAAGCAACGGGGAATTTTCCCCTTGTGGAAAACCTTGGTCTCCCTTTGGCAACGGGATGCCCGTAAACCGTAAACATGATTGAAATCATTTCTTATCCTTTTGTTCGTTCATGCGCTTGCGTAAGTCATCGGCAGCCGCTTGACCACGTTTCTTGGCAATGTCTAGCAGGGTCTGTTGCCACCAATATTGGGCTTCTCCCCGTCCCTCCTCCAAGACTTTCTTGCGGTAACGCCTCACCCATTCCATTGCTTCGTTGTTCCTCATAGTCTCCCGTAAGTTCAAGCGCTCTTGTGATGACAAAGTGGCTAAATTGTTGGCCTTCTCTGACCCGATCAAGGATTTTGTGGGCTTCATAATGATTCACTTAGGATTCTCCAGGCTGTTGCGGCACAGAGTGGAACTTGTCCATTTCCAATGGCTTTAAGTCTGTCCACTCTAGCGGCCACCCCATCAGCCACTCGACCCACGTTGGGTTCAGTTTGCCACCAGTCGCTGCTCCCACCATCAACGCCAAACCAGGGGATTCTCGTTTGTTTAATTGTCTGGTCATCGATTCTTGAGTTCCTGTGTCTTTGTAATCCCTTGTTACAGGAGTGGGCCATTTGTTTTCCAACGATCCAGATTCTGTCCCTCTGATGGTTTGCTCCAACGTCCGCTGCTCCCAACACTCCCCATCTCGCATCAAACCCCATTGTGGCCAAGTCTCCAAGAACTCGTCCAAGTCCCCTAGAAGTAAGCATTGGTGAGTTTTCCACGAACACGAATCTAGGCTGTACTTCGTGAATGATCCTCGCCATTTCTCCCCACATCCCGCTTCGCTCTCCATCAATTCCTGCGCCTCGCCCTGCGGCTGAAATGTCTTGGCAAGGAAAGCCCCCAGATACAACGTCAACAATTCCTCGCCACGGCTTTCCGTCAAAGGTTTGAACGTCATCCCAAATCGGGAAAGGCGGGAGAAGCCCGTCATTTTGTCTGGCGCACAGTACGCTTGCGGGGTAATGCTCCCACTCGACTGCACAGATTGTTCGCCATCCAAGCAAATGGCCTCCGAGAATTCCTCCACCAGCGCCTGCGAAAAGAGCCAACTCATTCATCGCCTTCCTTTCCGTTTAATGCTTCACGAACTAATGTTTTTTCGTGATTAAAGATTGTGGAAAATTGATGCACAGACAACCAAATAGTTGTATCTTTTTTGCCATCTTTTTGATTGATGCAAATAAACCCATGACCAGTTCCAAAAACTTCGGTTTCCATCTCATTTGGTAAAAATATTGGCATTTTCATTTCCTTAGTTCTGCAAGCCTGGCACGAATGTGATCTGGCATAGGGGCGGCTTTTTTGCTATCAGTTTCAATCTTAGCCAAGGCGGGGTCTATAAAGTCTTTAGGCTTTACATCAGGAATGTCAGCGCCATCCCATCGTTGTTGGTTTAAATAAACCTTGGGGGCGGGAATGAATGCCCCGTTGTCTTTCAGCCAGGCGGCTGTTGTTGCCATCCATTGAACGTGTTTCAAGATGATGTGCTTTTGACTGAAATAATAGGATTCAACCCATTTTTTCTTGCAAGCTGACTTCTCACCTTTGCGAAAACATTTGGGATAAGCCACCCAAAATTCTTCAAAACCTTCGTCTGTCAATGACGGTGTTTTTGGTTGTTCAAAGCCAAATAAGTCCATTGTGTTTTCTTTAGGCATAGGTTCTCCAAGGGTGGATATACCACCTTTCTCCATCACTCTGTTTTCCATAATTCATCTTAATTCGTCTAACTAAAAACAAGAGCAACCAAGTGCGCTTGACGGATTGATTCACTTATAGACTGGGCCTTGTTCCACCGTTGTACCCAATCCTTTATCAGTCGCTCAACCAACGCTGATCGGCAATGCAGGGGGTGTGTCCTGTTGTCGGTGTTTTCTTCCAAGCCATCCATGCAAATGCGCTGCTGTCGTGTGGAGTACGGCTGCAAAGAAAATAGACGTAAAAAAAGCCACTTAGCTCTACCCTCGGTGAGAACCCTGCGGCAAATACCAAGGGCGAGAGTAGAATTAAGTGGCTTCATCAGGTCGCTTCTCACGGCAACGATTAAATTATAAGCACATTTTTTAGATGTTGTCAAACCATTCAGGTTTTAAAACCATCAATTGATACAAACGGCCTGTTGGAATCACTTTCCAATGATTTACAGCAGCTCTGGTGATACCCAAAATTCGTGCTAGCTCACTCTGTGAGCCTGCCAAAGTGATAGCCTTTTGTTTGTCCATCTGTAAAGTATAGCAAAATAAACATTAGGCATTTGCATAAATACAACATTAGGGAAAATCCTAATAAAAATGTGTTGTTGTGTGTTTAGTTTGATATACAATAGCGCCATGCCCTGAACATCTCGGGGTCTTTTTAGGAAACTTATGAAATATCTAGTTCAAACTGAATTTGGCAAAGGCTACAAAGCTTTTCGCGTGATTACAACTAGTGGCATCACATTGGCTTACTTTAAAAACCGCAATGATGCAATCGCTTTTTGCAAGAGTCTTTAAGGGATCAAAATGAAACTTTATGGAATCAATTTTTTCTCCAATTACAAAACACACTCTGAAGAAATTTGGGCTGTTGGGCGTTATGAGTTGGAAAAACAAATTTTGGCTCAGTATCCAAAAGCTACTGGCATCTACATTTGGCTTATTTAAGGATTAGCCATGATTGATTACAAACTTCAATATTACTTTGACGAATTTGTCTCTTACGACAATTGCGTAACCATTGAGAAAGTCAAAGTAGGTTATGACTACTACCCAGCAGAAAACAATCTGCCCCATGACCACGACACGGCAGAAATCTATGACGTGTCTGTTTACAACTTAAACGGTGATGACATTTCTTGCGATTTGCCCTTATCCGAATTTGAACACATCGTCTCTGAAGCCAAGATTCACCACGCTCGTATGCTGAAAGAACAAAATGAAATCTAAGATTATTCAAACACTTATTGAGTGGACGCTTGCCATCATCATCTTTGGCGGCATTGGCGTACTTTTAGCCTGGAGGGGATAAATGAACACACGATTTCTTAAACAAGTAAGACGCATATTTTCACGGTATGACGCACCGCCTGAAGTTATCCGTTCTTATCAACGCCAATGGGTGCGCTCTGTGCGCCAGCTTGGTAATAAATGGTTAGTCGCTAAACAAATTGAAAGAATCGAATCATGAAAAATTTAGCAACCGCATTGGTTAAAGCACAAAAGGCGTTTGGCCCTGCTCTCAATTCCCCCACAAACCCAAACTTTAAG